TACATCTACCACATGGTGGGCATGACATCTTAAATGGATTGTTTTCCTCATCATACCAAAAATCTTCTTTAATTTCCATCTAACTATTTAACTAAAAAGATTTCTTTCAGTTAAAACTTGAAAGTCAATTCCTTGTTTATTAAACTTTTCTCTAGCTGCTGCCCATTTATTGCTATTCTTTATGAACTCACACATACTGATATAAAATTGCTTTAAAGTTTTCTTTGTTTTTCGCTTTGGTTCTTTTGGTATAATGGTTTGATTATAAGGTTTTATTTCAAGCATATAATCTTTAACTCTACCATCATTATCTACAATTCTTGCGTAAAAATCAACATAGTAGCGATGAACTTTATAATCAACCAAACTCTTCATCCAATCTGGAGCAGTATCTGGAACTTGAAATGTGTATTCGATTGGAAAAGGTTCATAACTCCATTTTAGCACATTCGTATTAAGATCGCACCAGTACATCATTCTCCATTCATATGAAGATTTGTATACTGGTATTTTCGTTCCTATATACTTTTCTGGATTCTTTGGAGTATATGGGCCAGAAACATACTTTCTATTATTTCGACTTTCCGATTGTGCTAAACTCATTTAATCTATTAAAGACTCCATTTATTTCTTGAACATTTTCTAGCATCGAAGATAATCTGTGCTTTATCAAAAAGTTAAAAGTCTTTGAGCTTTGAAATGGTTCCAGAACATAATTATTTATAGCGTCCACTATACTTTGTTCTACATCACTTGGAATCATCTCCAAATCAATTAAGACCTTGTTTCTTTCATAATTTTCTTTTATTTCTGGATTTTCTTCAAAAAGTTTTTCTAATAGATCATTGCTAACAATCTTTCCAGCAGTAACTGGACCACATTTTGGCTTTATCGCTGGAATATTATCACCTTTATCACCAGTTATTATTTTTGTTTGTAAATCGATTATTGGATCTAAAGAGTTTACAAAAGTTCTTTTAACCGGATCATACTGTCTTACATTCTTATTTTTTAGCGTTTGATTTAGATCCCTATCAGTAGAAATGATATCTATTTTAGAGTCTTTAAACACTCTTGTAACAACTGCTATTATATCATCTCCTTCGCATCGATCTACTTTTAGGTGCATCACATTGGAAGTTAGTTTTACTATATCAGAATAAAATACATCAAGAACTGGAAAGAACTTTTCGAAATCTATCTTAGAATTATCTCTTGCAGATTTTCTTTGTGCCTTATATTCTTTATAATAATCTTTTCTCCATATATTTTTTGAATCCATAGCAATTATAAATTTTGTCGGTTCAAATTGAGTTATTATTCCCATTATGGATTTGAAGAACACGTATTTCCAATATGAAAAAGATGAATCGTTTTCTGTTCCAAACTGGTTATTATTTTTATCAGCAATGAATAGTGTTCTGAATATTAGATTATGACCATCTACTATTACAATTTTTTCATTGATATCAGATTCTGTTATTTCTGTGAGGTTTGACATTCTATCTCCCTAAATATAATTGATTATAACGCTTTTAATTTCAAATCGCTATATAGGTAACACATATGTCAAATAAAGAAGAGAGCAGCTTTAATGATCTTATAGATGATGTTAAAAAGATTATTGATACCAAGTTTGAGAAGCCAATCAAAAAGATTTCCGATAGTCTTAACGACAATAATAGCGAATTAGACGAAACAAAAAAGAAAAAAGAAAAAGAAAAAATATCAGATTTAGATAAAGCTAAAAATGAATACGATAAGAATGTGGAAGACTTGATAGATTTCATAGTATCCTTCTTTAAGGAAATAGAATCTATACTACTTCAAATAGCATCTGGCAATATTGGAATACACTTAGCGAAGTCTCTTCTAAAATTAGGAGTTCTCATAACAAAAATAGCTAAGTTCTATTCTTCAAAACAGTTTAAACTTAATGGAATAGATAAGATCCAATTTGTAGGTTTACATAGAAGACTATTCACTTTCAATCGAACATTCTTAGTGAATAGTTTAGCGCGAAATCTTTCCCAAAAACAGATCATTACTAAAAAGTTAAACACTAAATAGTTATAGGAATTATTATGGACCATATACAAAAATTATACGACGCTTGTAATTATCTTTTATCCGAGCTATCAGACGAAACTATCAATCTACCAAAAGGAAATACTTTTCAAAGTTTACTCTCAAGTGGTAAAATTGTTGATGGGTGGTATGTATTGAACTCTAAAACTGGAGAAGTTGTTAGCGGTCCAGCAGTTAGATCTTACATCGCGTATGATTCAGCTAATAAAAGTGATATAGATCCTAAAGACTTGGATGTTGTTAAAGTTAAAGACTCTAAATATATTTCGCCTAAAGACTTTTCCAAACAGCCATTTGGAGAAAATCTTCCTGCAGGATGGTATGTTATTGATAAATCTAGTAAGATTATAGTTAAAGGTCCAGTAAATAATTCACAAGCGAAATTATATTCTAGTGGAGATAATATTCCAGTAGAAGCTAATGGTAAAGTTAAATAAGAAGTCAATGTTGACGCATTTACATACATTTACAAGCAATAATTTCTATATTTAACCTATAGTAAAATGGAGAGTAATTACTCTCCATTTTTTGTTGTGGAGAAAAATGTCTCAGTTTAAAGAATACTTAGTAAGAAAAAACATAGATGTGATAACAAGCATATCGTCATATTCAAATGCCTTTTTCACATTTAATACAAGTGAAGAGATACAAAATCTAATCGATCTCTTTTCTACAAAAATAAGTGGCGCATACATACGAAACGTTTTAGTAGATACTTCTTTGGTGTTTGAAGATTTAAAATATAAAAACGATAGTTATTCTAATCACGAAGATCTTATCGAAGCTGGATACATACTAGGATTAATACACGCTTCTCACCACGGAGCAATATACTCTGTAACCCATCAGTTTATAAGATACTTTTTTGTTGGTGTAGAATCTGATATCTGTATAGACCTAAGATCAAAATTTAAAAAGAAAATGAAGTTGTGATAAATAATTAATAAAGGAGTTCATTATATGAGAGAACAATCTATAAAAGCCAACTGGCTATTAGAAGAGAAGTACGAAAACTATATCGCAGAGGCTAAGAAAGAAGAAGACCTGGATACAGATGCGGACGACAAAGCTGTAGACATCGAAAAAGTTCTTAAAATCTTTGGCAAATTAGAAAAGTATACCGAGACATTAGAAGATGAAAAGCTTACTAAGATCATAGATAGTCTTAAGAAAGCTCTTGGAGCAGAAGACGAAGACGAATCAAAAGCCGAGCAAGATAAAGAAGATAAAAAGAAAGATAAGAAAGAAGATAAAGACGACGTAGATTTAGACGATCTATCAGTTTAATAAAAAAGGAGCTAACGCTCCTTTTTTATTTGTTTATACATACTAATATGAAGATAGCTGGTTTAGACGTTAGTCCAACATCCACTGGATGTGTAAAATTTGAATTGGACGACCAATTCAATATAATTAAGATAGAAAAGATGGGATTCAAAGAAGTATCGAAAACTTCAAAAGAATCATACGCAGATGTTCATATATACAGAGAACATCAGTTTCTAACATTCTATCATAGATTGTCTTTTATGCTACCAAAAATAGAAGCATTTCTTATAGATGTTGATTATGTATCATTGGAAGAATACGCATTTGCCGCTACTGGTAAGATAACCATGCTCGCTGAGTTATGTGGAAACATAAAATATAGACTATTTGAAACTGGAAAGAAGATTAGATTCTACGATCCACAAACAGTAAAGATATTTGCTACTGGAAAAGGAAATGCTAAAAAACCAGATATGTATGATGGTTATCTAAAAGTTCCATATAAAGAAGATCTTGGCTATCTTCCACAAATAAAAGTACATAGTAAAGGAAAGAATGCAGGTCTTAGAAATAAAGATGGAATTTCTCCTTTGAGTGACATTGTGGACGCTTTCTTTATATGTGATATACTTAGACATGAACTGGGTTTAAAGGCGCACGTGATGTCTCTAAATACGGTTTCTATTGAATGTAAACGTATAATGACACGCACCACAAAAGCAACAAAGGTTGACTTGTTACATCAACCTTTTATACACAAATAGATTTCTAAAAGTTTTATTTAGAAACTGATATGCTTATAGAGTAATATGCTGAAAATTCTGCAGATTGATACTCTGTAAAATCACCATCATCGTTATCTAATTTGTCCTGAATATACTTCTTCAAATTTAATTCTGGAGCAGTAAATTTTATATCATTTTTTGTCAACTGTTCTTTAGTGTAGGAAACCAATGACGACATCTTTGTTCTAAATCGTTCTGATTCGCTACGCATTAATTGATAAGGACTTCCTTTTTTACTATCACACGAAACCGTTAAAAATATTTCATTTCTATCACTATCAAAACTAAATGAAAATGTCCATGTCTCTCTTCCAATATTTTGTTCAGTAAATTTATCTCTAATGGAATCTTCTAGATTACCCATTATAACATTCATAGAAGGTTTATCTGAATTGTCAGATTCATTCATTTCAAGCAATGCTTTTGAATACTTCTGAATCCCTATATTTGGAGGCAATTCTTTCTTTCCACTCTTTAGCTTTTCTATTTCCTTCTTAGCAGAATCTTCATCAAATTTATCAGCCTTTCCGTCTTTTAGATCGGATTTGAATTTCCAATCATTTTTGATGTAGAAAAGCTTCTTACCGGTCTCTGGACAAACTGCAGTAAGTGTGAAAGTTTCCGAATCTTCTTTGGTGGGTGGATCTTCTTTTCCTTCCGATAACAACCAAGAAGCTAAATCAGTTTTGTAACTCATATTTTATACCTCTATCTCTATTTAATAAAGTGCTTATCTGATGGAACAGAAGGTGTTTTTATTACAAGTGTTATTGCTTCGTCAGAAAGGCATCTAAAATCTGTAGAAATACCTGGTTCTATTTTTACAATTTCACCAGTAGAATACATATGGTCATTCATTTCGACGACACCTTTTACTATAATTGTATACTCGGTTATGATATTATGTACATGGGATGCCTCGTAATTTCCTCTTTTATAATACTTTAAACCGACTTCTATATCTTTTGATTCGATCAATGCTGGTTTAAAATCTCCAACCAACCATCCTTTAATGTACTCGTCAATCGTGTTAGTCATATTACTTACCTATAGTGTTTAAATAATCTTTTAGATCGTCTGGAGTTCCTAATCCATACATATGTTTAACATCGTATACTCTAAAGATTTTATTATCTAATATCGCTTCGTTATAAACTGGCGCGACATAATATTCACCTCTACCATTGAAAGCCATGCCATATCGAATATCCTTCAATATCATGTTCTCTGCATACTTAACGTAGTCGGAACCTCTTTTCCAATAATAAATTCCAACAGTGGCATGATTGGATATTACTTCCTTTTCTGCTATTCTTGTTATCACATTATTAGAATCAATTGCGGCATAAGACCATTTAGTAGAATCACTATTAAATGTTAAAACCCCACCATCTATATTTTCATTATTCATAGAATGATAAAACTCTCCTGATTCGAAGTCAACCAGTTGATCAGAATTAGCAATCATTAATTCCTGGTCATTATCTATTAGATCTTTGGCCAGTAATGTAGTACACGCAGCACCTTCTGTCAATGAATCTACAAGCACTACTTTACAATTAGGAATAATTTTAGATAAAAATTTTACAATCTGATGTTTTTCTTCGTGCTCTTTTCGAACTAAGAAAATATAATTGGCATCTATATTTAGATTTTCAATTACTCTAGCGATCATTGGAATTCCATTAACATCTATCATTGGCTTAGGTTTATCAAATCCAGCATTTTTAAATCTGGAACCATCGCCTGCCATAGGAATTAATACATTTAAGTTTTTATTTTCCCATTTCATTTTATCATTCCTAACATTAATTTTACTTTCTATTAATTCTTTAGTAACATAGGTAGAATTTTTAACTTGAATAACATTAGCCGCTGATTCGTATGCTGCCAATCTTCCATAATATGAATCTTCTACTATATAAGTATTCTTTGGTGATTCTCCAAAATGTTCCATACATTTTAAGTACATCTGAGGATTTGGTTTTGGATAAACAACATCCTCATTAGAAACAATATAAGATACATAAGTATCGATCTGTTTTTTAGATAAAACTAGATCTATGGTTTTTCTAACTGAATTAGAAGCTACACATATAGTTTGTCCTTTACTGATTAACCATTTAAATATTTCTATCAATTTAGAATCTTGCTCATAAGATTCCATCATTTTTAAAGTGATCTTCTGTTTTAATAAGTTAATCTCTTTATGTAATTTCTGAGGGAGTCCTTTTTCATTAGAAAGAATTTTGAGTTTCTCTAATGTTGGCAAACCATCAAATGTAGTAGAGTGTTCTTCTTTGGAAATAACAAAAGCACTACCATATTTTGATAGTGCTTCATTTAAAGCAGAAAAATGTAACTCTCTGGAGTCTACAATAACTCCATCCAGATCAAATATAATCAAAATAAATACCTCAAGTTTTTAGTATTTATTTTGGCTTTATTGCTTTGACATAAATCCACTCGGTATGGTTATCATCATAAGATGGTCTAATTTCAGTAGTTATATTTGTAAATCCAATTTCGGTCAAGTCATCTATTACTTGCTTGGGATCTGTTACTCTGCAGTCATGCTGAGAATTAGTACCCTGTGCATCATAAGTATTATCATAATAATCCGAAGTGATAAATGGTCGTCCGGTTCCATATCCCATCTGGAATGACAGTATTCCATTTGACTTCATAACTCTATAAAAATCAGTTAAAATTGTTTTTCTAATCTCATAGACAGGAATGTGCTGAAGAACAATCGTTGACATTAGGAAATCATACTTATTACTTTCAACAGGATTTAAAGAGACTCCATCTGTAGTTATAAACTTACAGTTAGTATAACCTTTAGATTCCAAAAATTCGGCGCAATATTTTATATTATTTGAACTTATATCACAACCATGAGCATTCTTTATACCAAAGCGTTCTACCATATTTAGAACATTTCGACCACACCCACATCCAAAATCAAGAACGGTTTTTTTGACCCAATCTCCTTCACTTAATGGAGATAAAAGAATATCCCAATAGTCTTTGTTATTATTATGATTCATATGATTAACCACTTTCATAGTTTCGGTTTCATTTTCATAATATGTTTTTTGCATCTGTGTATATTTGTTATTAGTTTCCATTATTAATCCTTAATATCTATGTCCAAAGACATTTTTTCTATTATCATTTCGTTCCTGAGAATTATTTACAGATAATACTCCATGATACTTATGCAAAGCAAAGCAGTCATGAGATTTTATTATCTTAATTTTATTATTATTCATCCTATGAAATGCGCTACATCCACCCCAAGAAATCTGTTCATCTTCTTGGGAAAAATATTCCATTAAATTCTGTGTCATAACATGAACATTAAAGTCTAGACTGCCGCCCCAAGAAATATATTTTATCTGTTCACATAATTCATTTTCATACATACCAATTTCATTTATTGGCTCATATAAATCAGAACCTCTATAAAATGTTTGATGGTCATTAATAACAAATTTGTCATTTAATAGATATTCAATTATTTCAGAATCAGTAACATATTCTTTGGAATTTACAGTAGGTAAAGAAAATAAGAATGTTTGATCTGTTATATTTTGTATAAATTCTAAAGACGTATAACTTAAAGAATAATCCATTTTTAGGATTAATATTTTTTCTTGAGATTTATATATCTGTTTAGATATATATTTCAAATCTCCAGTTAAAGTTTTAGTATTTGAAGTGTTTAGAATAATTATTCTGTCATATTCAATTATTGCAGTATTAATTAAATCTATAATAAAATCGGTACATATCTCAGTTGAATTATTATAGACAAAAATTGTACCGAATCTAATTTTTATTGTTTGTGTTATCAAAGAATAAATTGTAAGAACTAAATGGTCCTTACTAATAGTATTATGATTCATTAGCAAAAGATTCATTACTGTCTCCCACAAAATATCTTTTCTACTATTTCTGAATTATATTTATATGATTGGGATATATGCATTCCTTGTAGCGAATTACTAACAT